ATTCTTTTTTAATTTTCCGAACCAATACATATCGTCTTTCTTTGCAATAGCCAGCATATTAAATCTTTTAATCGGATAGTCTAATCTGAATTCAAAATATCCTTTGGCATCTATTGGAGATTGATAAAGTATATTTTTCTTTTTGGAATCGTATATAAAAATTTGTGCTTTCTCAAAACCATTTATCGCTATTTTGCCATTTATAATATATTTGCTCTCAATATCATAAATCGTCTTTATGCCATGTATTGTATCGGCAGAAAATTCACCCAATCCATCCATCCCTGCAATTACGGATTGTTTCACAATTCCTTTATAATCATCGTCTTTATGGGCAAATCCAAGTGCATGTGTCATTTCGTGGCGAATACTTCCTAGGAACCACTCTTTTCGCACATTGTTTATAAGCGCAAGTTTAATTCCAAATTCATTTTCTGAAAAAGGCGCAGAAAGCCCCCCCCACTGGGGTTTAAAATAATACACCATTGCATTAACACCATCTTTCATAAGGAATGCCAAATCATCTTTATCTGTGGACTGATAGCCTTTATATTCAAATGAAATACCCATATCCAAAGTATTGATTTGAGCAAGAGCTTTTTGAATATAATCGGCAAAAGCATCTTTGGTAAATATTGTTTTACCAGTACAGATAATTGGAAATTTGTCTTTACATGAATAGGTATCGCCTTCTTTTTCATAAAAGAATATTTGATATGGATAATTCTTCTTATTCACATGCCAATAATTTCCATAATTTTGTGTTTTTCTATGCCAAGGCAACATATCTACTTACCACTTTCAAAATAATTAGGAGAATATAATTGATTACCATTGCCAGAACATTTTTCCTTCTTGTCTTTAGTTATTAAAGCCTCAATCAGGCTATCCTTTTTGCCTTGCCACAAATTAATTCTTTTATCTTCCCCGATAAATGGAATCGTTTCTACCAAAGACGCATAAAACAATAAATCGCTTCTGTTTTCAGTCCACCAGTTAATATCATCTTCTTCCACTAAGGTAGGGAGTCTTTTATAATAGAGAATACCGTATTCATAATCTTTGTCGGTATACTTATCGAATTCAATAGTTTTACCTATTATCGAGAACCATCTCGGCATTCCTTTGTTTGAAGTAGCAACACTTCTAAATGTCTCTATAAATTTTCTTGGTTGAAATCTATCATAGAGAGGGGCCCTGGTATTATTATCAATAATATAAATATCTATCAATTCCAGGTAATCATTTGGAACACGAATAGATTTATTTCCTTCTAATATCGTATCCTTAATATGTTCTTCCATCTCCCGAAGTCTTAATTCATCTTCAAGCCTTGTCTGCGCATCCCTAATCCAATCATCAATAAATGCGCCATGCTCAGGTTTTAGCAATAACCGTATCCTACGTTTAATATCTACAAAACTTTTCGTAGCAGTTATAGACCTATAAGTACCCTTATAAGCAATATCCCATTGAATAATTAAATCAGTAGATATATCAGTCATGTTATCACACTTCCTCTGGTTGTGGTAATAAGCCGAATTTCATTAATATAATTTCTTTAGGCACAGTTATAATTGATTCATTAAATACCATACTAACCACGGCATCAGCAGCTAACGATTGATAACGATTTAATGTTTCAGGTTGATCACCAGTAAAAATCAATGCTTTAACACATACCAAATTTATAATTGCATCATAATATTGTTTGTCTATGTAATGCTCATTATATTCATCTGTTAATTTATCGGGCAGCATATAATAAGAAGCATTTAATTTCTCAGCAGAAATAGAACTTGGAATTTTATCTATTGTGAATTTATTACCCCTAACAGTATATGAACTTGGGATACCAGCACTTTGCACCGGATACAGAATTCCAAAATTATCAGAATTTGCATAATCCAAAGAAATCGTTTTCGTGCCATCGTCATAATTTACATTATCATAGAATCCACCATATCGACCCGTACTTTCTCCTTTATCGAATGTATAAGAATATGTACTGGCTATTGGGGTTATCTGTTTTGAAGTGAGTAGGAATTTAAGTGGGAATTTCTTCGAAATATCTTCACGGATTTCATTAATCCAATCAGGAATAATAGACGATAGGTTTTTCTTCCTGATATTCGATTCTACTCTTTCCTGTAATTCGTAATATTTCAATAAGAATCTCCATTGGGGAGGGAGTCAACATCACCCTCCCCTTGGTATTGACTTGTTTACTGTCCAGCAAAAGTAAGAAGCCATGAAGGATACGTAACCTGTGTAGTTAATGTTCCAACAACAGCAGCATCCAGTCTAAGTCGATCATTTTTAGTCACACTCAAACTCGAAGTAGTTTCAGTAAGCGTTAATGGAAACGTAGTGTTTGTTCCTAGCCCACCCAAACCACCAGCAGCAGTACCCTTAGTTGTGCTTGAACCGTGCAGCAATGTTAGAGCGCCTGTCCCATCTTGTCCAAGATTAACTATATCGAAATCAATATAATTACTGGATGAGCTTCCAAAACCATTAGAACCAGCAAACGACACGCTGGTAAGCCTGGAAGTTTCTGGCGCTGTCACATATACGCTTGTAGTGGTGGTCGTTGCTATAGCAGTCACGCTATTCGACTCAATAACGTGATTACCAATAACTCTAAATTGACATGATGCCGCAGTCCCGATGTTCTCATATCTGGCACAAATACCAGTTGCTGTGTCTGTATCTATGAAAATACAGCCCTTGGCATAGCCAGACGTACCATTGGCAGGAACGGTTGTTCCCGTTGCCAACAATACCTTACCGGAGGCATCCATTTCGAGTCTTGTAACTCCCGATATGGTTTCACCAGTAATAGTAAGTCTACCTACGACAGAATCCTCTCTGCTTGCAGCATATCCAATACTATCAATGCTGATAAACAAGGAAAGGATTATTGCCCAAAAAAACAGTCTTTTCTGCATTTTTCCCTCCTTAATTTAAATCAACACAAAGAGCCATTACCTTTACACTGCCAGCCGTATTGGTCCCAGTAACAGCAAAGGTTAAATCAATGGTATCTCCCGAGGTATACAATGTACCATCATTGGTAATATAAGCATCCGTTCCCCCAACACCTTTGGCTAATGTCCCGGCAGTAGCCTTCATATCCACTGCATTATCATAACCATTGGGGTCCGTACCATCTCCTACATCTGCGGCACTTGACGTTGCGGCATCATTAGCTGTAATGATTTTCGTAAACACATTCAAGACTACCGTTCCAGTGCCTACTGGCAATGCCTGATAAATATCTGCATTGCCAGCACCAGAAATATCGACCGTATTTGACAGAACAAATACTTTATTGAGTCCACTATGAGGGATTGCATATACAGCCCCCCCTGTCTTATCTACCGTTGCGGTATAACCAACGGTAGGTATTGCTAACAACAGTGCAAGTATTGCACCAATAAACAGAAATCTTTTCTTCATCTTATCCATACCTCCTTATTTGATTTGAATTAAATCCTACTTTGTGACGTAAAGCACTCCGAATGATTCTGGTTTTGTAGCTTTGTAATCATACAGATTCAAACCTTTCATACCAGAACCAAAGGTCGTCTCGAATTTGTCGAAGTATTCGGTCTCTGTTAATTGGGCCGCAAAACAAATAGCGCTCTTATGCCCGAAGATGATGTTATAGCAACTATTTGCACCATCCGTCACCTTTGTATATAAGTTGGTATTGAAAAGGGTAAATCTATCAATTAAACCCAGCCTGCCATTTCTTAAAATAGAAGTACCGTCTCCGCTCAAGGAGGCATCTTTAAGATCAGATTTCTTTATCATTCCAGACATCCAGGCTGGAATAACTATCCACCTGTCACTTTCTGGCAGGTTTTGCTCATCGAGAACTACACCACAATCAACGATATAATCCAGGACATTTGTTTTTGATATTGTTATCGGAGTCCCTGTTGCTCCAAGGTTTATATCAGCACTTTTCCTGCCTGCCGTAGCTCCCTTATTAAGAGAAGATGCGCCTGTGTAAATGTCAGCCAAGAATCCATCGTCAATCTTAACCTTCATCTGCTCTGAAGCATCCTGTGCCGATTTATCCAGCATATCAATATCTATTTGCTTAATATCAATTTTGTCGAGTTTAAATGCAAAATATTTCGCTTTATTGATATTAAGTTCAACGGCTGCCGAATTAAGGTTTTGATACGTTATTACCATGTCTTTGGTATAGTCATTAACGGTTACATCAGGCACGGTTCTAATAACGACCTTATCACCCATGTTTTTGATTTCGCCTGCATAATCACTATTTGCAATAGCAGGGATAACACTTGCATCATAAAACTTCGTGATTGTCTTTTTGCTAAATACATAGGGAATCCATTTGGCGGCCCCTGATTGGGTATAATCAATCCCCCCTGGTGCAATTGGTACAGTCATTGTTTAACTCCTTATGGTTACTGAATTCTTCCTTCAGTAATGGCAAGGTCTATATCTTTTTCAATCTTCTTTCGCTCTGCATCTTTTGTTGCATATTTACCCTGCCTTACATCCAGATAGAATTCATCAATTTCTTTCTTGGAATAAATTTTCTTTTCACCTATACTGGAGGTTTTATTAGGCTTAGGTTTGCCCGGTTCAAGAATTTCTTCAATATCATGCTTTTTGCCGTTAGATTTAGAAGGACTATAGAAGGAATCAAATATCTCTGCTACCCCTAAAGCATCCAAGTTTTGATGTGCTGCATCGAGTATATTTTGATATGTTCTGCCTCCACTAAAAGGAACAATACCGCTTAGAAATTCCAACCATTTCGGGTTATTGTTTTTTTCTACCAGATTCGGTATCAGACGATTAAGGTTTTGATTATATACTTGCTTTTCAGTAAGTACCTGTCTTTCCGTAGTATTTTTTATTTGTTTTTCAAGACGGGATACCTTTTCCTCGTATTTTTTAGGAATATTGCCTGTTTTAGAATCCAGCAATTTAGATAATGCTCCCGATACTTCTGTACCGAGTTCTCTATCTATAATAGAAATTGCCAAATCCACTTCTTTGTTTGGTTCAACATTCCTTACTTCTTGTAGCTGAGCATCAAACTTTGTTTGAATATCATTGATAGTATTTTGAAGTTCATCTATCTGATTTTTCAATTCTTTGTTTTCATGCGAAACACGAGGTATTTCAGCATTGTACTTACCAATAAGCACATCATATTTATGCTTCCATGTCTCATCGTTTTCATCTTCAACTTTTTCTGGTTGTTCCTTTGGCTCAGAATCACTTTTTACCGGTATAGATTCTGGGGTTTTCTCAGATTCGGGAGTCGATTTCTCGGTATTCTCCGAAGCCTTTTGAGCCTCAACAATCTGCCTAAGCAATTCATCCGCCTCTTTTCCTTCTTTTTCTACTACTGATGGTAAGCCTGCCATTTGCAACCTCCTTGTAATGTGCGAGCCTTATGTAAGGTATTCGCAAAACTATATACTGAGCTTCATTGAAGTATTCAGTACAAAGTAAAAATACAACAAAAAAAAGGGCTATGACAATTCAAAGATTTAACTCTTTGAATCACCATAGCCCTTTATGGATATTGTAAATCAAGCCTATTAGGTATTTGATTTACAACTCATTTAGATACTGTATTATTTATGTTTCTTTAATTTCAAAGTTTTTACATCTTGTATATTCCCATTTTCTATAGAAAAAGTAATTCCAGCTTCACCGTAGAAGCCGGGCATTAATATCTTTTCCTCTTTAATAAATTCAAGTGCTTTTTTAAGTTTCTGGTCATTATTTTCTGTCATTTCTGGTTATTAATCCGTTCAATCGCCTCTTTAGCCTTATCAAATTTTTCACGTATTTTCAATAATTCTATAGCCCCGCCTTGCTTCCATCGGGTTTCTACATCGCTAATTTCCCTTGCACTTGTTATCAATAAATCTTCCATGCTTTCATCAATCCAATCCCTGATAATCTTCCATTCAGGATATTGCTGAATACTAACAAGTGCTTTAAGCAATCTTTCATTTTGTTCGCCTATATATTTTAGCATTTATTCAAAACTTTTTTTTCTGTAATTTTATAATTCATGGTCTAGCATACCTTTCGTGCGAATTCCTTAAAATATTTTTCTTCGGCAATCCTATATACACTATCAGCATCGCCCATAACATGGAATAAACCAAGAAAGACCTTCTTACCACCAACCTTTATTTGCGCATGAAATTTCTTTACGCCTGTGCGCCAATGAACACCTTTAATTCTTAATTTATTGTTTTTCTGCATTTCTCTATTAAATAAATTTTGTTGATTTGTTGCAAACCATAAATTGTATTTACAATTATTTATTTTATTTCTATCTCTATGATCAACCTGAATACCATTAGGAGCATTCATGATTTCCCGATGCATACGAAGCGTTCTATTTTTATTATTTAAAACAATATTCCTTGCGGCATAACCTTTTTTTGTAATATGCCATTTATATTGATTCAACTTTCCAAAATCTTCACCAGCAACTAAGGCTACCTTGCCTTGTGTTAATTGTATTTCTTTCATGTCACATTCCACCTTTTTTTGAAATTTCCTGAAATTGATTTACCTCGACACCACCTGATAAATTCCCAGCAACATCTCTGGTTGGTAATGTTTTTTGTGGAACAACCCCTTTCCCGCCTGTTGGGAAAAACTGAATCGGTTCATCCGGTATAATTTTAATCGCATCCAGGCTATTTATAGAATTAATCCTATCCCTTAGTAATTCCTTTCTGCCTTCTACTCCCATGATTTGCAAATCAACTGGATTATTCGTATCTCTCATAAACTCAGCTTTGCGAATTTCTTCTTGTTCCTTAACGATAAGAGAACTTGAACCCCTTACTACAACATTGGCATCGCCCTTAATAGAGGGGTCTTTGTCGTATATCATGTTGTAATTATAGGTTCGTTTAATAATAGTTGCAACACATTTTCTGTCTATATGTTGTATTAAATTTGCTATAATTTTACCAGCCATTGAAATAAACATCGAAAAACCTGATGCAGTATTGGCTATTGACCCGCTATTTGCAGCCCCATGTACGAATGCAGGTATCCCGCTTTTCTCGTCCGCACTACGGCTAAATTTATCAAATACTGTAAGCAAATGGGCAACAACAGAAGGTGGTTGGTAAAATTCAACTGCTTTCCCGGCATTCATTCCTTTTGTATCTGTTTGGAAAGTCCTGCCAGCCCATAATTTTGTTGAATTTGAACCATCGACTAATTTGCTAACATCTATTTGAGACATAGGTAATGAGCAAAAAGCCGTGTTATTCTGTATTGCCCGTGCAGTCGCATTACACATATCCTGATCATCTCGTACAACTTCAGGCAGGCTTTTACCCCAAAACGAACCTGGTATTTTCTCAAAACATATCTTCGAATATGGGCGAGTCCTAGTAATATTCAAAACCGATTTTACGACATATCCAGTACCATCAACTAACCAGGCATTTACATTATAATTTAAATTAGGATTTGGAATTTGAGATTCATCCATCCCCCATTCAAGAAGTAATCCACCAGGAACGCTTCCCCAAAAATTTATTATATTTATCCTTTTTGTACTACCAATATTGCCCTGCCTACCCTCTATATTAGCCCTTTCCTGGTCAATTGGCAAGCGTGTCAACGAACTACCATATTTGCTTTCCTCTAATACGGTTTGTATGTATTTATCATTAAATCCTTTCATCCCCAAGCAATCACCAAAATCAGGCTGAGACATACGCATATATTCAATAAAATTACCCTCCTGAATATCAACTGCATCGTCTTCGGGGTAAGCATCGAATGGACTCAATCTGTCAAATTCCACAAGGACTTCATCACCATAACCTATATCCCATTCTCCATCAGATGTCTGAATATGTTTTAATTCATCTATTTTGCGTCTTGGCGTTGGGCCCTTCATTATTCCTGTACCAAATGTAACTAAATCAGACCTTATGTCTGCAAAAGATTCTTCGAAACCTCCTTCTGCTAATTGGTCATCAATTTTCTTTGACATTTTATCAATAGCTTTTTTAGCTTCTATTTCAATAGCCTCAACAACTTGCTCTTTTAGTTCATCTGCATGTAATTGTGCAAGTTCATTAAATTCTTCAGGGGTGACTTCCACACCGGTTTCTATTTGATATACTTGTGTTGCAATGTATATTTGATCTAATACCCTATTGTTAATTTTATTTATAATTTCTGGCAGTAATTCCGGTATTGGCGTTGCGGCTAATGACCAACTTTTACCCCTTACCGTAGAATAGGATTCCGCCAACCATGCTTCAGCAGCAACACATTTGATATAGGTCAACATCGAGAAAATCTCAGACCCTTCCGTAAGTTTTATCATTGCCAATTTCGCAGGGTCGTATTCACCATTTCTCTGTCTAAGTGATTTCAGAAGCCGTTGTTCAACATCCAGCTTGGCACGTTTGTTTTGTTCCCAAACATCACGAATATAAGAAGCAAGGCTGGACTCGAATTGTTTTTTGTTTGTATCAATTTCATATTGATTCAATTCAGAGTCTAATTGCTGATTATTTTTTATTAATAGTAATCCTGCCATTATTTTACTCTTTCAAATTTAACCGTACTAACAATATGTCCTAGCATAACTCCAACGGAATTCTATAAAAAATTTACCAACTCTACGACCATATATTTCTTGTATAATCAATTAAATACTCATCGAGAATCTCTTTTCTCAGAGCCGCCTGTTGTTCTTTAGAAATCATTTTCTGTCCATGTAAAGGATTGATCGTATCTACGAAATCAATTCCATTAATATTTGTTTCCTTGTCGCCATTCAAGTAAACGCTCCCATTGGTATAGGTTTAGCAATCTGAATATTTGTATAAACTTTTGGGAATGGATAGTCATGTAATGTGTCAATTACGAAATAGGATAAAATGTCTATTGCATGGTCATCATTGCTAAAAGGGAAATTTTCCATTTCTGATTTTATAATATCAATATATCTTTGTGGGACTGCCGAAGAAATATGAATCTTACCATTGATTAATGGTACAGACAGTTCTTCAATTCTTGCTGTTTTTGACCTTTTGGCTGGTTTGTAAATTTGGATTGTATCATTTTCAGTAGAAACATAATAGCCCATTGCATTTAATTTTTCTTTAATATGTACCTCTGTTGTTGATTGTCCGACTTCTTCTACACAAATCCTGAGAATTTTACCACCATTCTTATACATAGTTACCACTTGTAAGATAAACTCAGGTAATGGATATTTTTCTATAATAGCATTAAGAATATAAATATTACTGGCGCCATTATCATCTTTATCGGGATTGACTCCTACGAGGAGTATAGCCACTGGGTCGCCAGTTCCTTTCTTACCTGATGGGTCAACAATCAAAAACTTGAATAGTCTCTCTGGCATATCCTGCGGCTTTGTAATTATCAAGCAATCTTTATTAAGTTTTTTCGTTTCTGTGGGGGATGGATTAAGCAAATATTGCGAATTGTAAGTCTTTAAAGATTTTAGAAAATCGTGATATTCCTCAGATACAAATACTGGTTTACCATTAGGAGTGCCGTCATCGGTTACTGGTTTGAATCTTAAATGGTAAATAGGTTTTTCTCTGTCATAAATATGTTTTTTGTCTCTGATATATATCAAAGGGTCATCATAGGCATAATAAGTGCCGACAACTCTATGAACACCATCTTCCTTTCCCAGGCTTTGGCTCATATCATATTTCTTTTTTACTTTTTCTATCATTTCATAATTTTCGCAAATATCATCAGTAATAATATCGTCATAAATTCTGCGTTCTAAATGAATACTTGTCGGCATACCCTCTATTAATCCATAAGCGCCCACTGTCGGTTCCGGTCTTGTACACTTTCTTTTCACAACGATACCTTTTTCTATTGACCATATAGGCGCTTCTCTTTCAGGATTTCTATATAATACATCCGGGAAAAATTTTAGTAATATTTCATTTGTTGTTAATGCTTCTTTAATTGAGAACAGAAATTTTTCAGCACGATCCCTTACATAACAAAATATTCCTGTGCAATGCTCAGGATGTTTTAGAAGAAATTTTATAGTTTCAGCTATTGTTATTATTGATGTTTTAAAATGTTCTCTTGAGCCAATATCTAAAGTTTTATCTTTGGGACCCGTCTCTACTTCCCAGCAATAATTAATTACAAAAGGATGATTAACTTTTGGTATTTTCAAAATAAAATATAAAATAAACCATAAATCGTTACAAATTAAATATCGCCATCGTTTCGCTTCAAATATAAACTTTTCTTCCACACTGGCTTTTGTACTGTTAAACTTAGCTATCTCCGCAAATATACCTAGATAATCATGTGCATATTTAATATCTGGCAAAGGCTTAAAATCAACAATTTCTATCGGTCTGAAATCATATTCCATACAAACCTTGTATATCCATTTTAATTAAATCAAATAATATTTTATTATATTTTGTTTGCTGTTTTAAATTGCAATACAATAAGCATATTTTATATGGTTTGTCAAGAAGAATTTAAAACTTCAAAACTCTTTTATTCAATAGACACTTGCAAAAGTCCATACAGATCACATTGTTCGTTAGAACAGACCATTATTACCCTGTCATCGCATTCGCACATTTTTCTCTTGGATAGTATTAAAAAATTAATTTCAACACCAGCACTAATGTTCATTTCTTGTTTGCATTTTCTGCAAATTTTAATATTTTCTTCTCCCATCATAAATCCTCTTTTATTTTAAAATACCATGTATTTTTAAAAGTTCAACTGGATAACCGGAATTCAATTCTGCAAGTGTATATTCATAATCTTCCGGCCCCTCCATTTCAGCAACTATTACTATAAATCTTTCGCACCCTATGCAAATACCATCGTCTTGCTTTTGAGCTATGAGGGAAATTGATTATCGGCTATGTTCATCACAATATTTACGCCTACGTGCGCTTATTACCTTCTTGCCACAAGATGGGAATTTACACAACCATTCATGCATAGCCCTCTTATACCGTTTATTATAAAGCTCCATATATGCCTTACCGGATTCAGTACGCCTCCTAGCCCTCATTTGACATGCCCTATTAAAATACTTCTTCTCGTAAATAGGATTCCTTCTTATTTCACGCAGGAACTCTTTACCACAGCCACAGGCACATTTACTCTCTGTAAATCTGGCCTTCCTATCTGCACTACACTCAAGACATGCTCTATCCTCGTTATTACCCCAATATTGCACTCCACATATACATTGCTTAAGATAATTCCTTGGTATCATTATGTTATTGTAATACAAATTAGGGAATTGTCAATAACTTTTTATAAAAATTTTGTAGCCGCCCAAGAAGGTATCCGATTAATATATTTAGGCGATGCCTCTTTAGGGGTGGTGGGGATGGCTGCGGGAATGTATCTGTATAAAATATAAACAACGGCTGATAATAATAATTATGTGGTAGTAATGTTACAAGGTATCACAACGGATGGTATGCCTGACAAACGACTGTACTACATATTGATTACCCAAATTGAGGGGACAAGATATGGTATGATTACTACTCTTTACGGCGGAACTTATCATACCCATCCCAGTCAGTGGATGAGAGATTAAGATTGATGTTTGCGGATTGATGGCGCTGGATAATTGGCTCGTGCTGGTCTATAACACGTTTGGCAGCATCCAGAGCTACTGCATGAGAGGGGTAATCATTAATCCTTACTACTTCCCCATTTATGATTTTCTCTACCTCTATAGGAATTTGCTTCATTTTGTTTTTTAGTGTTTTGTGAGCGAGCCGAAGCGTCTGAGGACTCACAATGGACATAGTATCCAATTTTCCCTTAATTCTCTTAACGTTAGAAGTTGAGTAGTTAAGTGTTTCTCCTATTTCACGTTGGGACAAATTTGAGTTTTCGAGGAGCGTTTTAACTGCCAGCTGC